TGACAGTACCAACTCCAGGTACTTTCTTCAAGTCATCTAAGCTCTTTGCTGTTGACACTGCATTTGCAGCATCAGTGGTGATTTATTCCATAAAGTATTTTTATTTACCCAATACTCTGATTCCCTACAATGCCACATCCATTGGCGTTATTCGTTAAGGCAATTTAAATTAAAATCTTGGGTTCTTTCTCGCCACAGGTTCTTCCATATTGAATATTGATGGGTAATCCTGAGCTTAAATTGCAGTATATAATCCTTTCTCAGTTATAAGTTATGTTATCCTATTGATGTCATGTCCATATTACTAATCGAAATAGTGGTCATTAGTCATTACGACATCTCGGCCCCAGTTAGCATCTTCTTTAACATTTCTATATTTTTATGGTAATTGGCTAAGCATCACTTAAACTAGGCCTTATACTGATTCACTATATAAGTACATGGCTCTGAGTGACAATATCTTACTTCTCATCAATCCTACAGCTGTCTTGGTATACTTGTTCTTGACAGCATGCTTAGTCCATCCCATTTTCAATAAGGCATGATCAATTCTTCTAAATACTGAATAGTCACCTTCAGTACTCCTTAATACTATCTTGACAAATGTTGCTCCATCTGGAGTCCCTTCATGTTCTACAGTTGTCATGAATCCCAAACTCTTATAAATCTCAGTTGCTTTCTCCACATAATCATTCAATTACATTAAAAATGTGATGACATCATCTCCTTCAACAAAGCACCACCATTAAGATTTCTTCATACCTAGTTTCTTAGCCACATATTTCTAAAGCAGGTATTACAGATATGTGTTAGTTAATGATGTAGTCTGCTCTCCACTATTCCTAGTTGTCTTAGTCAACAATATCATCATCCTTGTTTTGATATAGTTGTTGTTAAGTGCAATTGCTTCCCATAATTAACATGCCTTTTCACCAACTATGTGTCTAAACAATTCTCTTTCAATTTACCAGATCTCATCCTTCTATGCTGAATCATAACATGACACATCTAGGCAGACAGCATAGTTAAATTGCTTTGCTTTGTCTCTGAGTGCTGCAGTGATTTTGTCATCATTCATTTTCTTTATAAAGTGTGGGTTTTGGTAAACCTGATCTTCAACCTCTTAATATATTACTGCTGACAAAGATCTGACTATCTCTTATCTAGCAGAGATCATCCTTGCCCATCCATCTGACATTGTGATCTCTTTCTTAATGAAAGACTCAGTGTTGGTAATCATGTCTAATCCATTTTCTTTGACATATTCTAATCCCTCTATGATCCTGTCCTTCACACTTTTTGTCTTGTTTGATTATCTCACTTACTCTATTGCTCTGTCACATAAATCAATTCTGCTCAATCCATCAAATCCTTTAGGTTTAAATTCCTTCTTAATCCTTTTAATGGCAAATTTGACAAATCTCTTGACTTCTCTAGTGACCACTGCCTTCGTTTTGATTGTCCTTTAGGTTGCTGCAAATGTCATGTTATCCACACAGTTACACATTGTCTCCATGTGTTTGCCTTCAATGATTGGGCCTATCTGTGTGTACTTGGAGGTCATTACATCACATGTTTAGGGTTTGTATTTCATAAGTACTTATCCTTCATCAGCTACTATGTTATCTACGGTGCCATGACATTTTGAGGTGAGCACATTTGTGTCAAGCTTGCTATCATATAATATCATTGATTGTCTCTCTGGTTTCTTCTAGTCTAAGTATACCAACCAGTTATCTATATCATCAATTTCATTATTTAATGTCATTCCCCTTATCCTTATAGCATCTTCTTCATATGTGGTTGATTATTGCCTCCATGATACAAGTTATGGCTCTCTAAATCTTTTGATTCTCTCCCTATTAATTTCTTCAAAGTCATGAAATTGTCTTTCTGTCTAACTGTAAGTGCATACTTCACATTTGACTCCTAGTCTCTTTTCATTCTTGATGTGTTGTACTGGTAATTATACACATCGGCCACAATGGCAATCCCATGGTAATTGTCTATTTCCTTGCATGCAATTCTCTCTCCCTGGTTAGTTGAACACTACACCCAGATAAGCATGTCCATGGTGTGCTAACATGATCAACGGTCTGCCAACGTTTTTCATCATCTTGAGGTCATAAGTGCCTGAAGGGGTGTCTGTTGTGTAAAGATGCAGATTGATTTTATTTAATTTTGCAAATAATGCTAGTTATGATGCAGATGATCCTGTCTCAGCAATTAATTCAGGTTGCACACTGTCTTTCAGCCATTCTCTCATTATCTCATTGGAGTGGTTTTGCATAATACCTATTCCCTCCCATGATGCCATCCAAGATGTTACACATGCTCTCACGCATGATGTTCCATTATCTCCAGCCCCAACATCTATAAATATCAAATTGTCATCATGCTGATCTTTTCTTGCTTTGGCTATCACTGCTGCTAATGGTGTGGCTTACTCATTACCATATGGGCACCACTTGTAAGCTGACTGATTATGTTCTTTGATCTTTGTGGTACAATCAACCCTACCAATCCTTGTTTGATAAAATTGAGCAGATGCAATGTTCCTTATCATAATATCTTTGTATAGCTCCAAGCATGATATAGCATCTCTTACTCCATAAGATCTATGTTCATCAGTGATTTTATAATCAGTGTATTCTGTATAGAATTTTAGCTTTCTCTCTCTACTCACAGCTAATTTGTATTCAGCATTGTAAACCATGGATAGTGCATCAGCCAATCCCATCTTTGCTGATTTAGATTACACTATGTAAGGATGCTACTGCAAGTCTAAATTATTTGCATAGATGCCATCTAGTTGGTTGTCCCACACTATGGTTTTAATATTCCATAATCCAAACCATGAATAGATTATGTATTGTGCAACATTCAGCTATGATCCATTATAAATGATGGCCTTGTTGTCAAATGCCAATTGCATGGAATTAATCTTCCTCAGTCCATATGCTGGTTCAGCTTCTAAGTCAAATCCTACTGTTTTGACATTATTATAGAGGCAATCTTGTTGTTATAGCAGGTTCATCATCTCTTCTATGTCATTGACTCCATAGCATTCATAGTCTTGTCCTTTTGGTCCCTTCTCCCACCAATGGTGAACCTCTTTACATTATTTGGGCATTTCCATTATCTTGTCTGCATCTTCCATATATTCTAAATCATGTCTGTGCTTGTAGATAATGGTTCTGCCATATTTTATTGATGATAGGATATCAAGTTAATATGGTCTAAGCACTTCCCATCTTGCATTGTGCAATTGTCTGACATTCATTTAGTTATCACTGTCTAAGTTGACTAAAGTGAATTGATTCCCATCAACTTTAATCACAACTTTTGACAAGTGGTTAATGATAATGACATTGACTTACTCATGCTTGACAGAGCCATAATTGCCTACAACTGTGGGTGGAAATCTAATTCCATTCTCAGCTTTGAACTGCTCTAACCTAATTGTGAATCTCCTTTCCAGTTCCTCACCATATCCTCTTATTATTCTAGTTTCCACAGTTTCGGGTGCTCTAATCATTCTTGGCCAAAAGTAAGAAGCAAAGAATCCTTGAGTGAATTTGATATTGGGCATTTAATCGAATCCAGTTTTCTTAATTGTGTGAATCTTAGTAATGTCTACTACTCTGAACACCTAATCTTCATAGGCACCATATTCATTCAGTCTGTTCTTGCATAATGAACCAAATAAATCAGCTACAGACAGGTCTTGATAACCACTTATAATCTCCCTATTCTCAATCTAAGTACCATCTTTCAACTTAACCTAATGTTGGTAAACATTTTTATTCAACAACTCAAGATGGTACCACAAATTATCAGCCAATTCTTCAGCATCTAAGCACATTAATAATCCCTGCTAGCATTCTCCTATCTATTTTGCTAATTTGATGTCAGTTGTGTATCTCCACCAACACTTAACATAATAGTCACTGTACTCTTAACTGATCAAAGCCATATCGATTTATGACACAATGCT